ATATATTGCTATGTAAGTAAAACGGTGTATTTGGTGTAAATTTGGTGTAAGTTAAAAAAGAAAACGCTTAAAAGTACCGAAAAATGGTTGGTTATAAAAACTTTTACCATTTCGCCGCCTTTGAAATTTGGAATGTTGAAAAAGGCGAAAATGCGTTGTTTTCGGTACATAGAGGATTTTTAATTTTCGCATAAATATCTATAAATGACTATATTTTTTAGGAAAATGGTGTATAAATGGTGTAAATATTTTAATACATTGTTTTACACTAAGCAAAGTACGTGATTGTAAGAAAAGAGCATTGTTTCCAATAATACATATGAATAAATTTTGAATGATTTCTGACGGTTTATCCGTCTTTTTTTGGTGTAAGTTTTAATTGTAAGGAGTGATTGATATGTTCAAAGACGAGATTCTTGAAATGATTTTTAGCGAAAATGAAATGCAGAGAATACCTATTGGAACGCAGGCTACAGCCGTTAGCGTGTTTGAAAATGTTATTGGAAAAATAAGAAAGGAGAATCCGGATGCAAAATTATCAGAACTTTTATCCGATGAATAATGGATATGTTCAAAATCCATACGCAGAAAGAATGAACTTTTTGCAAAATTGTCAGCAGAACTTACAACCGCCTATGCAGAACTCTCAAATGCAGGCAACATCACAACAGACAAGTTTTATTGGAAAAGTTGTTGATAGCATTGACGTTGTAAAAGCAACAGACATTCCGATGGATGGGAATATATATTATTTTCCAAAAGCAGACGGAACAGAAATATTTGGAAAACAATGGCTTGCAAATGGAAGAACTCATATTTTGACTTTTAAACCAGTTTTAGATACAGAGCCTAACAATCCGACACAGGACAACACAAAAAGTCAAATAGGCATATCAGAAGAGGTCACAGAAGTAATTATGAAAAGATTCGATGAGTTAGAAAACAAAATCTCTAACTTGGAATCTTCTTTGACTAAAACTTCGACTAAATCTTCGACTAGAAGCACTAAATCTTCGACTACGACTAAAAAGGAGAGTGATACAGATGCTTAATCCAATTAGTTTTATGAAAGCAATGAGAAATCCACAGAAATTTTTAGAAGAAATTACAAAAAACAATGAAGTTATGAGTAACCCTATGGCGAAAAATGCTATTGAGATGTATAGAAATGGAGATTCAAGAGGGTTACAGGAATTTGCAGAAAACGTCTGCAAAGAAAAAGGAACTACACCAGATGAAATAAGAAAATCAATTATGCAAAGATGCAATTTACGTTAGTACATTTTGGGTTGTGCGCTTAAAACTAGTTTCCCATTTGTAAATAAAACAATGGAGGTAAACAAAATGTTTAACGGAAATTCACCTAGTCTTGCCGATATTGCGGCAGTGACAGGAAACAACAAAGACGGCTGGGGCGATGGAAACGGCTGGTGGGTCTTGATTATCTTGTTTGCTATTTTTGGCGGATGGGGTAATGGATTTGGCGGCGGTTACGGCAACGGCGGTGACAGAGCATCCGTTCCTTGTGCTACACAGGCAGATGTTAGAGCCGCAGTAGACCAGCAGACTCTCATTAGCAAACTCGACCAGCAGACATACGGACTGGCAGACAGTAACTATGCGCTGAACAACACAATCAACAGCAATTTCAGAACTCTTGATAACTCAATCTGTACGCTTGGTTTTCAGAACCAGCAGGGATTCAATGACGTATCTCATCAGATTTCCGACTGCTGCTGTGCAACAAGAGAAGCTATTCAGGGCGTTAATTACAACATTTCAACGCAGACAAACGCACTCCAGAACTCTATGTGCAACAATACAAGAGATATTATCGAAAATCAGAACGCAAACACAAGAAGCATCCTTGACTTCCTTGTAAACGACAAATTGTCTACTTTGCAGACTGAAAATCAGAACCTTAAATTGGCGGCTTCACAGTCAGAGCAGAACCAGTATCTTGTAAGCCAGTTGCGACCTACTGCCGTACCAGCTTACATCACTTGCTCACCTTACCAGTCCGCTTATGGAGTAGGTCTTAACAACGGTTGCGGTTGTTGCTAATATGCAGAAGAATCAAAACAGAATATCAGAAAAACTCGCCGAACTAGGCTGATTATTACTCTATGGGATAGGTCTATGGCTTATCCCATATTGATTTTTAGGAGGTAGATTATGTGTAATTGTAAAAACGTATGCAGACTTTGCAAGAAATTGATTATAAGTCAGGCAGTAAATTTTACTGCCGGTACTGGTCTTGTTATCCAAATCCCGGAAGGAAGTTATAACGATGGTTCAAAATATTGCATTGTTGTGGCGCAGAACATTCCGGCAGAAACAACAATATCTGCTCCGGTATATATCCAGATTGGAACTGGTACGGTACTTTATCCACTGACAAAATGTGATTGTACGCAGGCAACGGCTTGTAGTATCAGAACAAGAACAAAATACAGTACAAGAGTTGAAACCACGTCAAATAGTGGGGTTTTCAAATTGCTTGGAAGAATTGCTTGCGCCCCAGACAACAGATTAAATGCAATAAACGGTGATGGAACTATTGTTACAACCGGTGGAGGTGATTGAGATGGATATTAAAAGAATGCATTGTATGATTGAAAAACTTTCCGAATGTGCCAAAATCAAAATGGAATCTGGAATCGAAAATGTTGATACTTGCGAAATGGGAAAAGTAGTAGACATGATGAAAGATTTGTCGGAAGCAATGTACTACAGAACCTTAACAAAGGCAATGGATGAATCAAACTTGGAAGAAACGCTTGAAATGTTTGAGCGTTACGGAGACGGAAGAAGATTTTATGACAAATACCGATACGCTGACGGAAGATTTGCTCCGAAAGGACGTGGAACGTACCGTAGAGGATATGACGAACCATACTACCATATGACACCGGAAATGTACCGGGAACATGACCCGGAATGGTACAGAGATATGGATAAACACAGAGACGGTCTTATGTATTACACTGATACCGGAATGGATAAAAACATGAAGATGAGAGATTCCAGAGAGGGCAGAAGCGGAATGAGCCGTATGTCTTACATGGAATCAAAAGAAATGCACAAAGCAGACACACCGGCGGATAAGCAATACAAAATGAAAGAGTTAGAAAAGTACATGGGTGAATTATCAAAAGACATTACGGAAATGATTGCGGATAGTTCGCAGGAAGAAAAAAATTTACTTAAAACCAAAATGCAAACATTGTTGCAGAAGTTTTAACAAAAACAAATTAAGGGGGCGTAATTGCCCCTTTTTGATTGGAGTGGTTAAATTGTATACTATGAATGGTTTTGTTTGGAATATAGTAACAGTATCACCGTATAGCAATATGCTACAAAGAAGTGACGGAAGTTATACTTGCGGAATGTGCGATAGAAATAATCAAACAATTTATATATCAAATATTTTGCGTGGCGGTTTTTTACGCAAAGTTTTGCTACATGAGATATGCCATAGCGCAATGTTTTCATACGGAATTGATATGACTTTGGAGCAGGAAGAAATGTTTTGCGACTTTTTGGCAACATACGCAGATGAAATAATTAGCATAACAAACAATGTATTCCAAACATTAAGAACTGCATTATAGACAAATATAGTCAAATATGATAATATACAATCAAAAATAAAAGAGGAGGGATTGCTCATGGCTTTGATTAAATGCCCGGAGTGTGGGAAAGAAATAAGTGATAATGCAAACAAATGTCCAAATTGTGGAAATCCCATGTATGTAAAAAAGAAACATTCTCCGCTTGGAATAGTCAGTGCAGTAATGTGCGGAATATCAATATTATTTCCAACACCGGGATATTCTACGATACTTGCCGTTCTTGCTATGTTATTGGCGATAATTGATTTAGTAAGGCAGGGGAAGAACAAATACATTATTGATGATTGGGTTGTTATTGTGATTGGTTTGCTAAATATTTTTGTTTTTAGGTTTTTGATAAAATAGAATAGGGGGATTTAGAAATGTCATTGATAAGATGTCCGGAGTGTAAAGGTCAGGTAAGTGATACGGCAGAGAGTTGTCCACATTGTGGTTATATAATCTGCAAATCAAAGGAATTGAAGAATTCGTTCATTGCAAATATGTTAGCGGCAGTAACCAATGTTATTAGTTTAGTTGGAATATTGGTCGAAGAATATTATCTATTGGCACTTATTCCGCTCGCTTGGACGATTGGTTTCAAATGCTATAGCTCATTTAGAGCAAACGAGGGATATGATGTTCAATATTATAAGAATCTTACGAAAGATAACTTAATTTCTTTTCTTATTATCCTTTGCTTTTCTGTGTTTTGGTATATAATGAAAAGCGGTATTTTATTTAGTTAGTATAGAGAAAGGATGTAATTCATATGTGGAAAAGACTTTTGATAGTTATTTTGATTTGCGTTATATTCTTAGCAGTTTTTTATTTTGGCAGGTCATGCGTGATTGTGTATGATACTGGAGATAATATGCAGAGAGTAAATGAAATGCTTGATAACTAGATTTATTGGATAGAGACAGTATAATTTTATATTGTCTCTATTTTTTTTGCATTTAGGGGTTGACTTATGTGCGTACATAACTTATAATGATTTATGCAAGGACATAAATAGAAAGGAGATGATAATTTGTCACCAAGAACTGGTAGACCACCATTACAAGACGTTTCCAGAACAGAAAAACTCAACATCAGATTAACAAAGCAAGAGAAACAAGATATTGAGTATTGTTCAGAAAAATTAAATCTATCAAGGACTGATACAATAATAAAGGGAATTGGACTTGTAAAAAAGGAAATTGAAAAATAAAAGAGTTGAAAAAAATTGCAAAAAGAATAGAATCAAAATCGAAGTAAAGATTAGAAGAGGTGATATAAAATGAAAATTCCATATAGCGATAAGACAAACGAAGAATTATCACTGATTTATAAAGATTATGTTATTTCAAAAAATGAAGGAATAAGATGTGAAAGTTTTGTTCCTTATGCAAAAGAAATCAAAGAAAATATAGGTGGAGACTTTACTTTAGCTGAAGCAATTAGACTGGCAAAGTTAGATTTTTTTGAAGAAGTATGTAATAGATTTTTATAAGTAAATGACGATGACGATTTCTTTGCAGGAATTAGTTGCGAGGAAAAAGAATAAGAAGAAATAGAAAGGGATGTATGTTATGAGCAAAGAAGAAATGATGAAAATGTTATTAGAATCTGAAAAACTTGGTTTGCAGGATGCCAGAATATTAGAAAAGCGCGGAGAACGCTTATCAGATGAATACGTGAAGCGTATGTATGAAAAATACTTTCACGTGAAAGATGAAAGGGAACAGTGCTACGACGGCATCCTTTTCATTATACACTCCAAGGATAGCATTGTAGCCACAATGCGTAAGTTGTATGGAGATATTGATAAAGCGTCCTCATTTTTCTTTACGTGCGAAATTTCAAAAGAGGAGAACATTGAAGCTCATAAGCAGGAGCGAAATGACCTCAAGGAATTAGCAATTGATAAATTGAAAACATATGAGGAAAAATTTGACCCAGAAAAGGTTGAAGAGTATTTAGAAAAAATTACGGACAGAAATAGTTCTGTTTCACGTGATTTCTGTAAGCAATTCAAGGATTCATTGAGAACGCTTAAAGAATGGTCTAATCTTTAAGAAAGTTTAGTTGTTTTAGTCCAATATTAGTTCAAGATTAGTCCAACTTGCAATATAATAATAAGAAATAGGAGCCTAAATTATGGAAAAGGCTCCTACTTTTTTGTCTAATTGGCAACCGGGGAGAAGAAGTGGTTGCCGTATTATATTGGCTTTAGACCTTTACAGTGTACCATACAATCAGATGATACACAAATGATTTTTTAATGCGTTCTCAACACGCTTTTCGCTGATTCCAATATATCTTTGCGTTGTCGAACTGGATGAGTGCTGTAGCAGGTGACGCACCAATTCTATATCATAATCGTTGTTAAGGTACATTTCCGTAGCGTAAAACTTCCGAAAACTGTGAGTTGATATTCCGTCAATTCCAAAGAAATCCGCTACGATTTTCAATTGTTTCTGTACGGCTCTTTCGCTGATTGGAAAGATTCTTGCGGTTGGTGCAATGCCGTTATCCTCGGTGTACTGCTTTAAGAACTGGAATAATTCAGTTGGAACCGTGAAGTTTCTTCCCTTGCCGGTTTTCTGCTCTACAATATCCAGATGATAGCGACCGCTCTCGTATACCACGTCTGAAAGCGTAAGGTGCAGTATATCAGAGATTCTAACTCCGATGTTGGCTTGCACTACCAGTAATGTAGCAAGCCGTTTGTTTGGCTTAAATACGTGTTCACCGTAATTGAAGCCTTTGCGGATTGCGGTTATGATTTCTTTGTAGGTTTCCTTGTCTAATGCTTTTGTTTTTTTGTTCATGCTGAACACTCCTTTCTTTTTACACCCGGTAAGCAAAATATTTTGATACCCCCCTACCTTTCAAATTTTCAAGGTTGGAGAGAGATTTTTTGCGATTTCGGAATTTTCGCCCGATAATGCAAATTTTTTAATACCCCCCGGGGTTGCTAATTTTTATAGTTGCATGGTGAATTTTTTCAAATTGATTTATATTAACAGTTTTTGCACTGTTTTTTGCTTTGCTGATTTTAGATACACTAAATAAAGGCTTTCCCTTGTGAGACGTTCCAAGGCTTATATTTTGCCTTTTTATCTCATGAGCCTATAACTATTACTATAGATATATAAAATCAGTATACGGCTAATATAAAGCGTTGTCAAGGTGCTATGTGTTTTTTACATCCAAACCAAACCGGAATACATCCGGCAGGGGAAAAACAATCTTTTGTTTTTGGTATCGCAAACACACCGCCGGAGATTTGCGAAAAACAAAACGGCAGCAGGGCGCGCCCACCAAAAGCAGGCAGAGCGCACGACAAAAAGCCGGAACGCATCCGGCTAATTGTGATAATAAATGTAAATTGATGAATAAAATCCGCGCGGCTCAACCTTTATCCCGGCATAGTGCCTTGACACGTGCCGCCGGATTTCTGACAATATCGCGAATTGTTCCGCCGTTGGTGTTTGTCCTTGGTATGGCGTTGATACCTCCAACGCTTCGCCACCTCCGAAAAGTTTAATTTTTTCCGGATTATAACCAGATTTCTCTAGCCATTTTCTCGGTGATTTTATCATGTCACCGCCTCCAATCTTTTATTTTTCTCCAATATAGCGAAAAGAAACCGCCGGAAAAAACCGACGTGAATCTTTTGCGGTCGCTATTCTTGGCGTTCTCGTTCGATTCGTTCCGCTGTTTCTAGCGTTCCATCGCCGATATATCCGCCGTCTGTCGAATAATACCAACCGATAATATAACCATCATCAATATACAATATCATTTTTTCGCCTTTCTGGTCTGCCATCATCAGCACCGGGAGACCGTCCCGCGGTGGACGCCCCAGGTCGGAGCGTTTCGGCTTATTTTTCGACGTATGCGAAAAACTTCGCTTCCTTGGAGTGTTCAAGGCGCTTTATTTTGTCCGCATCCTCGCACGCTTCCAAAGCGTCAGCGTCTACCACGAAAAAACGTTCTTTCGTTTCTTCTGGCAGACATTTTTTTATAAAGTTTGCGCCGGCTTCCGCCGTGTTAAACTTTGCGACGGTAACAACTTTTGTTGTTCCGTCGTCTTGCGTTTTCTTGTCAATCTTGTAGGCAACCGCCCATGTCAACTCATTGATTTTCATTTTCCCCACCTCCTACAAGTCTTTTTTTCTTTTTACGTCTTGCACTGAATGGGCGAAAGACTGCATATAATGGTATGCCTTGTCGTTGCTCTCCGGAACATCAAAGCAATTTTCACGGAGAAGCTCGGCGGCTGTCATTAAGTAGTGGTTTCCGTAGCCATATGTTATATCGCTTTTCAGCTTTTCGCCATTAACAACAACCGTTGTTGTGTGGTACGTGTTCCCGTAGGATTTCTGAAACCATCTTTTCCCGCTAATTTCTAAAGTTTTAATTTTTTTCATTGTTTTTCACCTTTCCTATATGTTATAATATAGGTACCTTTCTTTTTTGATTGGTGGCGGCGTGTGCTTGGTAGGCTTGCCGCCTTTTTTGTTTCTGTATATAATATAACCTACTTTTAGAATAATGTCAAGCGTTTTTATAATCTTTTTTGTGAATATTTTTTCTTGCTTTCTTCCTATATATATGATACAATTAAAACGCTAGGAGGTGATGAACTTTGATAAGATATAAAACCGATGTTCTGGAGTTGCTAAAAAAACACGGATACAATCAAACACGCATACAAAAGGAAAAACTGCTTTCAGGACAAACAAACGCAAATTTGCGAACTGGTAAAATGGTAAATTTAGATACCATAAATAAAATATGTGTTATGTGCCGCTGTCAACCGGGCGACATTCTGGAAGTAATTCCGACGGATGAAGAAAAAATAAAATATTTTTAGAAAAAAGTCATTGACATTATTCTAAAAGTAGGTTATAATTGACTTATCAAATAAAGAAAGGCACGGGAGACCGTGAAAAGGTGGAAAATATGAATACAATTAGATTATTGCATGGGGAGTGCAGAGCAACAAATGAGGAACTTAAGAAATTTCAGAAAGGTGACACAATTTGGGGCAACGATACCAGCCCGGAAGAATTGAAAAGATGGAAAATTGAAGAAGCGGAGGAAGCAAAAGAAGAACTTTCCAAGTTCTGCTGTAAATCCGTTAGGTATAACGAATATCTAACGGATATTGAAGAGTACGCTCTTGAATATTTCGAGGCAGACGAAAACGGCGAATTTATTGAGGGTTCCGACTTTGACCTTGCACCAATGAAGTACATGGTTAATTATAATACTGGTGCAGGCAATGAGGATGCCTATTCACTTGACGAAGCTAAAAAATTGGCTGAACTTGGTATCTGTTATACACAACAGTCAATTGACATCTTCGACAGAGAGGGAGAGGAAATTGTCGCAACGCTCCCATGGTACGGCGTTGAGCCGGGGGATGATGATGACCCAGTCGCAGAGATTGGCGGCGGTTTCTATGGTCAATGGGTAGATTTATAAACAGATTCCAGAAAGAGAAAGGGCGGCTTTTTAGCCGTCTTTTTTGTGCGTTTTTGTTATCAACTTGTAAACATGTTGTATACAGTTATGTCAGCAACTTGTAACCAATCTGTTTCCAAAGTGTAACATAGAATAGAATAGATTAGATTAGGTCAGAGAAGATAAGTATATATATATAGTCGGGCAGATTCCCCGACGCCACACCTGGATTTATAAAAAACGGCTCGAACTCGACAAATAAGTATTATAAATTTAGTTATTGACATTGTGTTATATATCGTGTATAGTAAGGGCAGATATTAAAATACTGCACTGGAAACAGTAGCACACAGTCGGAAGCATAAACGCTGACGCAAGAGGATAACTTTTTATTTTTCTTGTGTTGGCGTTTTTTTATTTTTTGAATATTTGGAGATGATATTGTGAAAGATAATTTTGTTAAGAGCGAGATAGGTATTGAGGTATACCAGAACGATATATTCAGGTTGGTAGATGAGTACATAGATACCGAACTAGATGGAGATACTGAAAGTGTTGGAGATAACTTTGTATCTATGATTTTTTACATTGCTGATAATATTCAAAAGCCTAGTAACGACGATATAGAATTACTTGATAATTTATTTAGTATTTATGTTCGTATATGTGCTAAATATAAAGTACTACCAACACTGGAGGTATTTAGTTTTTTAGTTGGTATTGATAGAAATACTTTTACAGATTGGTCTATGGGTAGGTATAGGGTTAACACTGCGCATGGTAGCACAGTCAAAAAATGGTTCAATATTTGCAAGTCTTTCACGCTTAACCGCTTACACAATCAATCCGGCACAAACGCCAATTTGATTTTTATTGCAAAGGCGGCTTATGGGATGGCTGAAACTGCTCCAGTGCAGGTCGGCAATCAAAACAGCCAAGCATTAGCAGATAGCGAGCTTCCAAAGTTGACAAATCCGGAACAAGAAGTCATTGAAATCGAACAAAAAGACGGATAAACAACGGAAAAGCGTCAAAGTTCGTAAAATTGTAGTTTTACGAACCGAGCAAAAGAGAGGACTAGCAGCCTACCCCCTACCCCTCTATTGGGGGATTAAAAAACCGCCTACTAAGTCCCCCATACTCCCGAAAAAATAAAAAAGGGGTTTTGAGAATGGAAAATGAATTGTTGAAAACAGAATACTCAAAAGCGTTTGACGATAAGCGGAAAGCGTTGATATGTCAGAGTTATTACAAATATGGCAAGGCAAGTAGAAATTTTGCAACCGGAAATGTGGATGCGATTGGAAGTCTTAAAAAATGTCTTGCGAAGTTTGAAGAAACTGGAAACACAGAATATCTTTGCGACGTAGCAAATTACGCAATGTTCCGTTTCATGTTTCCGCAGAACGGAGAGCATTTCAAAAATACGGATTCGGATGGTTCGGCAGGAATTGTTGGAATGAGTGTAAAAGAAATGGAGGACTTCAAGGATGGACGATAACGAAAAACTGTGTTGTGGAAATTGTAAATATGCTGCATATAGCCGTGAGAATGGTTATGTGTGCGAGAATATGAACAGTGACTATGCATCTGATTATGTCGAACACGACCACGGATGCGAAGAGTGGAGGAGCCGTGATGATTAGTTTTTTGATTCGATACATTGCTGTGGTTTATTTTGGATTCATGGTGGTAGTTTCGTTTTTGAACATAGTGTTAGGCGAAAAACCACGTGAGAGAATAATATCAATAATCAATTTTTGTGCGTCCATTGTGGCGATATATTTTATAACTCATTAAGAGTTTTACCATATCCCTTGAACTCTTAAACGTGATAAGGAGTGTGAATCACAAAGAGGGGCAATGTATATCCGTTCTAGCCGAGAGCGAATCGGAATACAACACCGGCAATTCGGTGTATATGGTTTGTTCATGTTTTGCTTTGGCATGAACCCTTTCTTTACCCACTAGCGGAAAGCTGATTAAAGGACCGTCACAAGGTCCGGTGGGGTTTATGGTTTCGTTGCGATAGTTCCCAGTGTCCAAAGTAGCCGGACGCAAAAGAATCGCAACAGTGCGGATTAAAACACAGATGCATGTATGCCAATCCGTACTTACGGCGATAGCATAATGGATAATGCGTTGTGTAGAATCCCACTATACACAAAGAATCGTGGTTCAAATCCACGGTTGCCGATTAGGTGTAATTTCCTAAGGGAAATATCCAAAGGTAAGAATGTTCCAAATTTGCAAATAAGGAATGTAGGCCTTATTGGATTGCAATACACCTATTTGCCGATACAACCCTAACTAGGTAGGGGAGCAGAGAAAGAAAGGCAGTAATAAATAGAATGGCGAAAATAGAAAATATTAAGGTTTTTGGAATTGAAGATAGTTTTAGAGCAAGTAAATATCCGTTTGCGGTAGATATAAATGCTGTGAATGACGAATTTACCGATAGAATTGATAATCTTGGAAGATGTGACATAGGCACAGGACATGACAATTTCCTTAACGGAGTGATTGTTCAGTTTGATTTGACATTCAGCAATAAGGCGTGGGTGGAATTGCAAAGATACCACTTTATTGACTTTGTATCGAGTCAGTCAACAATGCACTGTATTAGCAAAATGGATATTAAGTGTATGTGCAACGGTTATGTGTCTGATGCAGTTATCGCAGAAGTCGAGAGATTGAAAGAGATTTACTTGAAAACAAAAGACAGCGAAGATTATTTGCAACTGTTATACAATATTCCGTCTGGATTTGAGTTGACTGCGAGGATGACAACAAATTATCGCCAGTTAAAGACGATTTACAAGCAGAGAAGAAATCACAGACTACCAGATTGGCATATATTTTGTGATTTTATTGAAAAATTACCACATAGCAAGTTGATAACTGGAAAGGATGATTAGGCATGTGTGAATTTTGCAAAAACATTTATACCAAAGATTACACAAGCACAAAATACAAAGATTACATATACAAAGATGAACACGGTGTTTATATACATTTTGCAACCGGAGATAGTTTTATGGATTTTGATTATGAAATCAATAATTGCCCTATGTGTGGTAGGAAGTTGGTGGATTGATGGAAAAAAATATTTTGTATGTTTCTAAGTCTGAAAAAGATATACAATTTTTTTTGAAATATCTTCAAGAGAAATTAGAAGCAGAAGAAAAGGAGTATTTCATAGACAAAAAAAACAAAGTTTTGAAAACGTCAAAATATAATATTATCGGCAAGAATGTTTATGAAAATATTGCTGGAAAAGGATATGGATATTGTTTATATTATTGCTTTTCAAGTAATTTTAATAAATATAAGTGTAGTCAATCGGAATATGAGAAACTGCACGAAATCCTTATTCACACAAGAGAAGGTTCGATGGAAATATGTGAACATGAAATTTTGCATATGCTAGGGTTAGTTTAAAAGGCGGTGGAAGAATGAAACATCAAAAAGAATGGCACACTTGCGACAGGTGTGGGAAAGAGATAAAAGTAGGGCTGTTGTGTATGAACTCAATCACAAAAAGTGGCATATTAAATATGACCTACGATTTATGTAATGAGTGTATGAAAGATTTTGAGAGGTTTATGGAAAATGAGTGATACAAAATTGGTTGGTAAGATTGATTCACAGAAATTAGTTCCTTGTTTCAACGAATATAATAGAATACCTGCAAATATGATTTCGGAAAGTAATACGATTTTGAGTTTGGGTGTAAAAGCATTAAGAGAATTGCATGATTGTGGTATAGAAAATCTTGTTTTGCCTAGTGAAGAAATCACAAAAAGGGTATTGAAGAGGTGATGGATAATTATGCGTTTTATGTTTAGACGAAGAAGAAAACCAAAATCAAAACAAGTAACATTAAAAGACTTAAAAAAAGATTTTGATAAAAACGGAGAATACAGATATGTTATTGTTACGATGGACACAAAAAAGCCATATGCAATTGACAAAACATACAAAGGCGCAATGGAAACTGTAGAAAGCGGTTGCAAATATGAATATGATTACCGCCCTTTATACGTTGTAGATTTGCTTTATTGGAAAGGATAGTGAAGTAAAAATGAAAAAGATACCTACGTTGTTTGAAAGAAAATATATAAGCAATTGCGTTGTAGAAACACTTCCAATTGTAAAAAAAGGTATGGAATGGGTTTTGAATGGAGATGGAGTCGCAACGGTAAAATTTGATGGTTCATGTTGCGCGATTATCAACGGAGAATTTTACAAGAGATATGACGCAAAGAACGGTAAACCAGTTCCGAAAGGAGCTATTAAATGTCAGGAAAAGGCAGACCCAATTACAGGGCATTTTCCATGTTGGGTAAAAGTTGATGATAAGAAACCGGAGGATAAGTGGTTCAGAAAAGCATATGATACTGCAATGCAGTGTTGTTTAAGTCCTTTAACTGATGGAACGTATGAAGCAGTTGGAAAGCATTTTAATGGAAACCCGTACAATAAAGATTATGATGACCTTATTCCGCATGGAAGAATCATTGTTGAAGTAGAACGAACCTTTGATGGAATTAAAAAATATCTATCCGAACATTACATAGAGGGTTTGGTATTTTGGAAAGACGGTATTCCTCAATGCAAAATTAAAAGGTCGGATTTTGGATTTGAGTGGAACAGTAAATAATTAAATTCCCGGCTAACAAACGGAGTTAGTCGCTAACCTAGAAAAATTATAGGCAGGATGCCTATTATAGCATCTCTGCTTGTGTGGAGGTGCTTTTTTAATGCATACAATTGAAGATGAGAAAAATATAAAAGAATACGAAAAATACATATTACGGAATGGAATAGACCGTAGTGTAATAGATGCATATTGCGAAGCAAGTAAAATTATACTTTGCGGAAGAAAAGACCGTGAATATGGATTGGAAGTTTCTACAAGAGCAAAAGAACTGATTTTTGAGTATATAAAATCAATTACAAATGGTGCTGATTTTAATTGGCTTGAAACGCAATCTCAAAAAAACAAGCAGTCGTATGATATTTTAGATAAATATTACGATTTACTGCTTTATGAAGCACCTTACATTCTTGATAGTTACATTCTTTACATAGAAAAAAACAGACCTAAGAAAGAAAGATTTTACGAGCCTAGAAGAAAAACACTCAAACAAGTTGCCGATAAGTTGCAGGAACTTGAAGATGGAAAACTTGACGAATTGTTTATTCACATGCCGCCAAGGGTTGGAAAACTTATTTCGGATGATACACCAGTATTTACGAGTAAAGGTTGGAAAAAACACGGAGATTTAAAGGTTGGAGATTTGGTTGTTGGTTTTGATGGAAGATATGTAAAGGTAATTTGCGTTCATCCAAAACACCACACAACGCATACTGTTTTTCTTTCAAATGGAGAAAGCATAGATTGTCACGAAAACCACGAATGGACGGTTTTTGACAGAAGGAGCGGAAAATATAGAACAGTAGAGACAAAACAACTAATCGGACACTTAAAAAACGGAAATAGAAATAATTTCATGTTGCCACACAAACCAATGATGGATGGAGAGTATAAGGAGAATCTTAAAGTACCTCCTTATGTTCTTGGTGCTTGGCTTGGAGATGGTACAAATAGAAAACCATTTATTACGGGTGATAAAAAAGACCACGCAATAATAGATAAAATTGTTAGGCTTGGTTACAAAGTAGAAAGAAAATACATACATAAAACAACTGGGGTTGTTACGTATGGGTTTGGAAGAAAACTTGTAGATGGATTAAGATTTTATAATATGTGTTTTTATACACATACTATGCCTAAACACATACCGGTTGATTATTTAACTGCGTCAATAGACCAAAGATTAGAATTACTTGCTGGTCTTATTGATACAGACGGTTGTTTTATAAAAAAAGAAAACAGATACCAATTTACGACCGCTGATGAGTTATTGAAAAATGATTTTGAAACTCTTATAAATTCGTTTGGATGGAGATGCTGCACTCAAGAGATTGAGCCAAGAACATCATCAAGCGGAATAGTTGGCAGAAAAAAATATTGGAATATATCTTTTAATCCAACAGAACATATCCCTTGTGCTCTTTATAGAAAGAAAATTTACGAATTTTCTGAAAAGAGAAGAGTTGCTATTTGTGATATTAAAGAGAGCAAACATAAAACTGGTAACTGCATAACAGTTGACAGCGAAGATGGATTATATATGATTGGAAAAACTATGATTCCAACTCATAATTCGCAGATAATAACGCTTGCTATGTCATGGCATTGTGCAAAAGACGCAGAAAAAAGCAATTTGTATGTGACATACAAAGAGGGATTAGGCGGAGCATTTTTAACTGGTGTCATGGAAATATGGACAGACCCAACATATTGTTTTTCCGATGTATTTCCAAAAGTAAAAGTTGCTGATACAGATTCAAAAAATCATAAAGTAGACCTTGTGAGAAAAAAGAAGTACAAAACACTTTCTGGAAAAGGATTGGAAAGTGGACTTAATGGAGAATATGACGCTTACGGATGGATGGTATTGGATGATATTCTTGAAGGTATTCAAGATGTGCTTAACCCGGACACACTCAAACGAAAGCAGATTATTTTTGACAATAATGTAATGTCACGTAAAAAGGAACAGTGCAAACTAATCCATAATGGTACAATTTGGAGTTTACACGACCTTTATAGTGATAGATTGGATTTCTTGCAGAATAACCCAGAAGCCAAAAATATCAGATATGACATTTTGAAGATACCGGCTTTGGACGAAAACGATGAAAGCAACTTTGATTATGATTATGGTGTTGGATATACAACGCAATACTACCGGACGTTAAGAGCAAAGTTTGAAGAAAATGATGATATGGCATCTTGGTACGCACAGTATCAGCAGGAACCAATTGAACGTGATGGAGCAGTTTTTAATCCGGAACACATGAGATTTTACAATGGTGTATTGCCGGAAGAAGAACCTTACAGAATATGTGCGGCTTGTGACGTTGCTTTAGGCGGAGAAGATTTTCTCGCATTTGCGGTAGCTTATATGTACGAGGATGGTTCAATTTATATTGACGATGTTGTTTTCGACAACAGTGAAAAGAAAATAACAAAACCTAAAGTAGCAAACATGATTATTGATAATGACGTTGGAAGTGCGTTTTTTGAAGCAAATCAAGGTGGAGAAGGATATAAGGATGAAATCGAAGAATTACTAAAGAAAAAAGGACGGAAAATAAATCTACGTTCTGAATATGCACCTACAAACATGAGAAAAACGCAAAGGATATGGGATAAGGCTGGAAGTATTAGAGAGTTTTATTTCCGTGATGTTGGATGCCGAAGTCAGGAATACAGAAAATTTATGACAAATTTATATAGTTTTACGGTTACTGGAAAAAACAAACATGAGGATGCGGCGGATTGCCTTGCGTCTTTAGCATACTTCATTGAGGGAAATTGGAGTATGGCAAAAATAGAAGTGCCAAAAAACCCATTTAGAGGAGGTTATAGAAATTATGGATACTAAAACATATTTACAGCAAATTAGTAGACTTGACCGAATGATAAACAATAAGTTATCTGAAATACAGCAATTTAGAGAGCTTGCACGAAGTGTTTCTGCTGTAAAAAATGAAGAAAGAGTAAAGACAAGTCCTAACTTTGACAAAATGGGTTCTACCTATTGCAAAATTGAAAAGATGGAAAAGGAATTGGATGATTTAATAGACACCTATGTAGATAAAAAGAATCTTATTGTTTCGCAAATTGATGGAATTGACAACGAAACTTATTATCATATTTTGTTTGCTCGGTATGTTGAGAAAAAGACATTTGAAAAAATTGCAGATGAAATGACGTATTCATGGAGACAAACAATTAGAATACACGGAAGAGCATTGCAGGAATTTGAAAAGTTATATGGAAAAACATACAAAGATTGATAATATGTCATAGTATGTCATATCGCAATTATTATATAATATAAAATGAGGAAATCAAAATAAAACACTGCCAAAAAAAGGCGGTGTTTTTTTATTGCAAGAAACGAGGTTTTTATGACGGAACCAAAAACGATATATTGTCCAAGATGTGGAAGAAAAGTAGCCACATGGGATGGACGTTCCAGTATGAATATTTCTGTGAATTGCAAAAAATGCAGAAAAAGAGTTGTTTACCATGTAGATACTGGAACTACAGAGTTGAAAAAAATAGTACAAAGGACAACATCGAGTGGAATGACGTTTTGTTAGTGAGGTGCTTTAATGTTTAAGTATTATGGAAAAAACATAAGACCGTTTACGGCAGTAAATCAATGCAATTTTGGAAGAAAAGTAATTTCTACAAATAAATCCAAAATTACAAAATTAAATATTGTCGAAGAATTAAGCAAGGCACTTTCGATTCACACGCAGAATGCAAAAGAAATCAATTACCTTGATAGATATTACAGAGGAGACCAGCCTATTTTATACCGTAAAAAGGTGAATAGGCCGGAAGTAAACAACAAACTTGTTTTAAATCTTGCTTATGAACTTGTTGAGCGTAAAACTGCTGAAATATGTGCAGAGCCTATTCAGTATGTGTTACGTGGAACAGACGATAAGAAATCAGAAGAGATTACGGAACTAAATGTTACGATGGATTCTGAAAGCAAACAAGAAGTAGATATTGATATTTGCCGTTGGAGAAGTATTTGCGGTACGGCTTATAGATTTGTTGGAAATGACAACGGAAACGGAGATTTGCTTGACGAAAGCGACTTTGCTTTGTTTTCGGAAGACCCACGCTACACATTTGTTGTTTATTACTCAAATAGAAAACCCGCATTTTCTTGTCAAATTAGAGAAGATGAAAACAATAATTCAATATACTTTTGCTATACGGAAAGAGAGTATTTTGAAATTGTTGACGGGAAAATTAAAAGTAGTGGGTTGAACGGAAATAACGCTATTCCGGTTGTGGAATATCCAAACAATGCAAGAAGATTATCGGATATTGAAATTACAATTCCTATTACGGATTCAATCAATACATTATCTTCTGACCGTGTAAACGGCATTGAGCAGTTTGTTTCTGCATGGATTAAATTTGTGAATTGCGAGATTGACAAAGATACATTTTCGCAGATGAGATTAGAAGGTGCCTTAGTTGTTAAATCAAACAATGGCGAAAACAAAGCCGATGTTGATGTTATGACAAATGAACTGAACCAAACAGAAAGTCAAGTTGTTTTTGATGATTTGTTTGAAAGGTTTTTGAGTATTCAAGGTTTGGCTAATCGTTCCAACAACAATGCCGGAGGTGATACTGGAAATGCAGTAAACCTACGAAACGGACATTATGATGCAGGACTAAGAACAGCAATCAACGAACCGATACTAAAAAAATCGGAAAGAATGTCTCTAAGAATTATACTAAATCGTTTGCGTATAAAGCGAAATTTTACGCTTATGCCAAGCGACATTGAAATACATATCAACCATAACAAAATAGATAATCTGCTTACAAAATCAGAAGCACTTAAAATGTTACTTGAAGCAGGGGTTGATTACAAAAGAGCAATTAAAACCGTTGATTTGTTTAGCGACAGTGAAGCGGTTGCTCTTGAATCAAAAGACAGAATGGAATATCTGTACCCGACAAGTAAAGATGCAGAACCAAACAACAATCCAGTAAATAAAGAGGTAGTCGAATAGACTATCTCTTTTATTTTATAAAAATTTGCAGTTGTGCGTAAAACAACAGAACAATTCAAGCGGAGCAAACCGTGTTAAAAAACGTGAATTGATGGAGGTAATTATGACTAGAGAACAGGCAAAACAGAAACTTATTTCTTTTGGAGTGGCAGAGCCGACGGATGAGCAGATTTCAGATTTGCTTAATTCTATCAATGCTGAAACAAAGAAAGAAAAAGAAAGAGCAGATGGCTATAAGGAAAAAGCTAATAAAGCTGACGAATTGCAGACACAGCTTGACGAGCTTAACAGCCAGAACATGACGGAGCTTGAAAAAGCAACAACGGCACTTGAAGCGGCAAACAAACAAATTGCGCAGCTTGAAAAGAAAGACACAGTTCGCACACAGAGAGCAAATGCAATGGAAAAGTTTGGGTTGACAGCAGAGCAGGCAAGCAAAGTTGTTACAGATGATGGTGCTACAGATTATGAGGTTCTCGGTCAGATTTTTGCCGACAGTAAAAAAACGGCTATTGCTGAATATGAGAAACAGAAACTTGACGATACGCCTAATCCGGGTGGTTCTACAGGTGGAAATGAAGAAGAAAAAACAAACGCTGAAAAACTTGTAGAGAAGTATTACAGCGGTCAGAAACAGAATAATGACGTTTTATCACATTATGTAGGAGGTAATTAAAATGATGCAGTTTGAACAGACAGCATACGAGGGTGATGTAAATATCCTCAAAAGAAAACCGTTTGAGGGTATCCCTATGACACTTGATTTTACAAGTGTAACAGACAAATTAGCAAATGGGAAAAAGGTTGTTAAGGCTGGAACACCTATCGGAAAGACAGGAGTTGCAGACAACACAGCAACAGTAGTTGGTATTTTGCTTCATGATGTAACCGAAGATAGACCACAGGGTACATTGCTTAAGAAAGCTTATATTGACGAAACAACAGCCAAAAATCATTCGGGTGTAACCATTGATGCAGCAGTTAAGACAGCACTGCCAATGATTGTATTTGAGTAATTAACAGGAGGTAAAAAGAATGTTAGTAAATGAAGTAGTAGATACAAAAGCCATTGCGCTTGCAGCTACAAACGATGCAAGCAATGATATTCCTTATCTTGGATTACAGTGGTTCCCGGAAAGAAAGAAATCGGGACTTGATTTAAAGTGGATTAAAACACACAAAGGACTTCCGGTATCGTTAAAGCCATCAAACTTTGATGCATTGCCTACCATTCGTGCAAGAGAGGGATTAAAAACAGAAAAGACACAGATGGCATTTTTCCGTGAACAGATGGTTATTACAGAGGAAGATGCACAGGAAATCGACAGAATTAAGGATGAAAACGACCCGTATTTACAGGGGGCATTACAAAGTATCTATGATGATACCACAACACTTGTAAGAGGTGCAGAGGTTGTTCCGGAAAGAATGAGAATGGCTCTTCTTGCCACAGCAAAAGGACACCCAACAATCGGAATTGAATCTGATGGCGTTAAGTATGAGTATGATTACGACCCTAACGGAGAATATACCGCTAAACATTACTTAAAGTTGCAGGACACAGCAATGTGGAGCGACACAGTAAATTCAAAGCCACTTACCGACCTTAATAATGCAAGAAAAGCGCTTGCAAAACTTGGTAAGGTTGCAACATATGTTCTTATGAACTCTAACACATTTAATTATCTGTTAGAGAACAAGCAGGTTAAAAATGCAATTCTTGCACAGAACCTTACAGCAAATATTGAACTTACAGACGATAATGTAATTTCAATCGTTAAGTCAAGAACAAAACTTACCATTGTTCTTTATGACAAAATGTATATTGGGGATGATGATAAAGAGGCATATTTTTATCCAGATGATAAAGTTACATTACTTCCGGCCGGTGCTCTTGGCGGCACTTGGTTTGGTACTACACCGGAAGAGAGAACAGCTTCACAGGTGGCTGATGTAGACGTATCTATGTATGGAGTAGGAATTGCAGTAGCAAAGAAAGTCGAGTACGGTCCACCAGCTATTACGTCTGTAACCGCTTCCGAGATTGTGCTTCCATCTTATGAAAATATGGATTCAACATTTGTTATTGAGGTTCATTCACAAGAGTAGGAGGTATTAAACATGATATATCCCTATATCGTAAATAAGAATGGTATTTGGTATGAAGCAGGAGAAGATGTTCCAGAAAATAATTCAAAAGAGGTGGAGAAATCCACCTATAGTTTTTCTGAAAATACAAATCTGTCTGCTGAGAAATCTTATACCAAAACAGAAATCAATCGTATGTCTACCGCTGATTTACAAAAACTTGCTAACGAGCAGGGATTTGATAAAGCGGAAGAGATTAGCGGCGCAGATTTAAAGAAAATGTTGATTGAAAAATTCGGATTATAGGAGTTTGAATTATGGATGAAGCAATGGAAGTAGGACTGCAAGAAGAAATTATTGCAGATTTGACAATTGAATATGGAAATGAGCCTACGTTTAATGCTGACATAATTTCAGTAAAGGTCAAAGATGCTATACGAGAAGTTAAGAACAGAAGAAATTATCAGGCAACATCTTACACAGATGATGAAGTTGAGAAAGACCTTTACGATAACTACTATTCCGTAATTAAGAATTTGGCAGTATATGATTTTGCACAGATGGGCGCACCATTTGAAAGTAGCCATAGCGAAAATTCAATTTCAAGGACTTGGGTTAGTCGTGATGATATTTTGAAATGTGTTTATCCATTTGTGCAGGTATTATAGAAGATTGTGCGTGAGTTGTTTAGAGTATCTAAATTTCTCGCAGGGCGTTTCGTGTAAGCGGTGGAGGGCAACGAAACACTATAATTTACGGAAAGGCGGTAAGGTATGAATATTGAGATTGCTTTACTTATTAGCGTTATTTCCGTTTGTTTTTCTGTTTACTTTGGACTAAAGAATAATAAGCGGACAGACACAAAAGATATAGAAGAACGCGTAAAAGACAACACAAGAATCAATGTAAAACTTGATGATATAGGTCAAGATACTAAAGAGATTAAATCAGAAATATCATCCATGAGGGAAGATATTAAAATGCACAATGACAGAATTATTAAAGTTGAAGAAAGTTGCAAGCAGGCTCATCACAGGCTTAACGGACTTGAAGAACGTCTCAACGGAAAGGAAGTAAGAAAAGATGGATAGTATTATGAGTTATGTAAAACCGGAACTGATTGTAGTAGCAGTTGTTCTGTATATTATCGGTGTCGGAATTAAAAAAATGGATGTTATCAAAGATAAGTACATTCCTTGTATTTTAGGTGTACTTGGCATTTTGCTTTGTGCCATTTGGGTAATGGCAAATACATCTATTGGAACAGTACCAGAAATGCTTATGGCAGTGTTTACATCAATTGTTCAGGGTGTTCTTGTTGCCGGATTGAGCGTATACGGAAATCAGCTCATCAAACAGATTAAATCAAGTGAGTAGGTGGTTGCCTTGATGACGTTGGCATCTAACAAACAAAGAATGTTTTATTCTTTACAAGATGATGAAATTCCAATTTACGAAAGTTATACAGACGAAGAGGGAAATGTAATTTACATTACGGATGATGATGGGAACAAGATTGAAACCGGAGAAACAACAATTGGCTATACAAAGCCAGTTGAGTTTAAGGCAAACATCACAAATAAGTTGAATGAAGTTGTATGGCAAGACTATGGTATTGATGATAGTACAAACTATGCACAAATCATTGTCAGTAAAGGTTATTTGCCCTTGAAATCCGGTAGCGTGATTTGGAAGAAGTCAAAAATCGTATACAAGGATGATGATAACACAATACCAGATGAAAGCAGTGCTGATTACACAGTAAAAGGTGTTGCGGACGAGGGATTAAATGAGGACTTGTTCTTGTTAAAAAGGAATGTGAAATAGTATGGGGAGAAAAACATTTACTGCGGATTTGTCTATAAGTGGATTAAACGCCCTTAAAAAGCAACTTTTGCAGTATAGGGATGATTTACCTATCAAATGCAAACAACTTGTTTCTAGGCTATTACAAAGTGGTGTAGAGGTTGCTGAAACGAATATATCAAAGAGTCCATTAGGAAAGTATGTTACGGTTTCGACAAACATATCTTCTGACAAAATGGGTTGTAATGGTATATTGCTTGCCAAGGGGCAAGTAAAAGAACAAGATGGCTACGCACCGTTTAGTATATTGCTTGCTATTGAATTTGGTGCAGGTGTTCATTTTAACCCAACGCAAAATCCATTAGTTGGAAGTAAATTCCCTTATGGCGTTGGTACATTTCCGGGGCAGACACACGCTTATGACGATATGTGGTGGTACTGGAATGAAAAGGAACAAAAATGGATGCCTACACATGGTGTAAAAGCCACTATGCCTATGTATAAAGCCGGAGAAGATATAAGAAGCAAAATTATAAAGACGGCGAAAGAAATATTTTGAAAGTAGGTGGTGCATATGTCGGTGGAATGGGATGAATTAGTACCATCTACTGTATTCACAAGGATAAAAACGAAATTTTCAGAAAGTTTGAAAAAAAAGTACAAAATGACAGACAAAAACTTTTCTTCCGTTGGCAGTAGTAATACACCAGCGGTTTTCCCTTTTGTAAGATTGCAATTGTTACCCGGTTCAGAAATCGGAGAAGATTTAGAGGGTGATAAAATCAATGCAGAAAAGTTTTCTTTTCAAATTGATGTGACTGATAATAAATCACAAGCAAGAGCAAAAGAAGTTATAAGGGAAGTTAAGAGAATTATGAAAACAATGCGTTTTCGTGGTTCTTCAATGCCTACGCAAGATGATACAAAAGACACTTACCGGCAAACTGCTAGATTTAGCAGAACAATCGGAAAGAATGATGTATATTGACGTAAATACAAGCCGAAAGGCTTTATTTTTTTATCAAATTTAAGGAGGTAACAAGATGGCTTCAACAAGTTATTTGGCAAGAATTATCTACAAAGAACACAGCGAAGATGGATTTGCAGGAACATACAAATTGATGTTACGTGCAAAGTCAATCCCATCGCCAACATCTGCACCGAACACTGTAGAAAGTACCACGATGGAGGATGATGCACAGACTTTTGAAATGGGTATTAAACAGTCTGACGCAAAAGAGTTTGTAGGAAACCTTGAAAAAGATGATTTTAGTGCTCTTTTGAATGTTGAGGGTAAAAAATGCGACATTATTCAGTTGTATGGAACGGATGGCGTTGGTGGTGTTGCCAAAGCAGCATATGTAGGTCAGATTACACCTACTGTAAATGATGTAGGCGGCGTAGATGAAATTCTTGAAATGACCGCTACCGTTGTTCAGAATACCGTGCCTAAATGGGTTACTGACCAACTTACAGTCGTTGATAACAAGGATGGTACTTTCACTGTTACAAAAGTGGGGTAACAAGCTATTCAACGAGAAACACTAAAAAGGCTGTGTTGAGTAGCGAGGATGAAGAGACAGCCGAACCGGAACTCGAATAATATATGCAGTAAAAAAGAGAGCCACCTTTCGGGGTGGCTCCTTTCCACTAAAAGTGGGGAAAGGATAAATCATTATGGAATTAAAAGTTAAAGGTAAGGAATACAAGGTTAGATTTGGATATAACAGTTTCTGCGACACAGATTTGATGGACAGAACAAAGGATTTGCTTGGAATTTTTGACAGTGAAGAAGTTGAAAATGACAGTGATGTGGGCGGCATTGGCAAGGTTAAAGAACTGTTTTGCTGTGTTCGTGATTTGCTTTACGTTGGATTTCAGAAAGAAAATCCAGTTGAGAGCGTTCAGGAAGTAGGAGATATTCTTGACGATTACCACGATGAATCGCCAGATAAAGGAATCCTTGATTTGTTTACGCAGTTGACGGAGGAATTGATGAGTAAGGGTTTTTTGGGAGACCTGTTAAACCAGATTGGGGAGACAGAGGAAGCATCGGAGAAAGTAACGAAACTTCCGCAAGACCACAAGAAGCCACAGAAAAAATAAATAAGTCATACTCGGATTTTATATATGAAGATGTAATACCTCATTATCTTTTCTATGGAGTTTCTTACGATAGGATTATGGAAAGTTGTCCAAAAGACCTATATCCATATGACAAAGCGCATGAACTCCAGTTAAAAGAACAAGATGAATTGCAACATATATGGTGGGGAAATTATGGAATATCTGCTTTGATTGTAGCCATAGACAGTTGCTTGAATGGTAAATCAGCAAAATCGGAATATATTAAAAGTCCAATTATGGCAAAAATGTTTGAAGAAGAGTATATAGCAGAAAAAGAAACAGAAGAACAAGAGATAAAGAAAGCAATTGAAATTGAAAAACAGTGGATGGCAAGGTCTATGAACAAGGGATTGCCAGAAACAATCATATAAGGAGTGTTAAAAAATGAAAAAAAAACATTCAATTAGAATTGACAGAAAAAAGTTACATCCATGGTTAAACTACAAACTTGGACTTTTGCTTAAAGAGTGTGCAAAAAATGGAATCTATCTGATTATCACAGAGGGATTTCGTACAAAAGCATATCAGGATTCGCTTTATGCAAAGGGAAGAACAAAGCCGGGCAAGATAGTAACAAATGCTCCGGGAAGTTCTTATTCTTCGCAACACCAATTGGGAATTGCTTTTGATATTGCAATCAATGATTCTAAACTGCTTTATAACGATAAACTGATTAGAAAAGTTGCTAAGATGGCAAAATCAAAGAAAGTTGGTTTGAAATGGGGCGGCGATTGGAAGTCTATTGTTGATACACCACACTTCTACCTTGGCAAGTGGGGAAGTACAACCAAAAAGTTAATGTCCACATATGGCTCTTTTGATAAATTCAAGAAAACATGGACCGGTAAATTACGTTGCAACACATATTTGAGAAAAGGACGTTTGTTTACGTCTAAAAAACTTATGACAATTCAAAAAGGTGAAACCGTACGGATTCTGTGGAAATCAAAAGTAAGCAGAGTTGCCAAAATTGAGTATGCAGGAAAGTACGGTTTTATTAGATTGAAAAATCTTGCGTAATGCAAATGATAGATAGTGAGGTGTTAGTATGTCAGAAACAGTTGAATCGTTGGATATTAAAATAAATGCAACGGCAAAAAGTGCCAAAGATGAAATTACAAATCTTGTTGGTAAAATTGATGTATTAACATCTTCACTGTCTAAGATTAACGGTAGCAATTTAAGTGGACTTGTAAATGGAGTATCAAAACTTGGAAATGCTACCAAAACATTAAGCGGAGTAAAGGCAACAGACTACAATAGAATTGCAAAAGGATTTGAGCGTTTTGCGAAAATTGATGTTGGTGGATTATCTCGTACTGCCAGTGGTTTGAATACACTGGCAAATGGTCTTAACAATCTTGGAAACATTCAGAATCTTAGTGGCATTACATCTGCCGTAAATGCAGTTAAAAACCTTTCAAAAGTGAATATGGCTGGATTTGATACATCCAAAATGACAGAGATTGCAAATTCTGTTTCAGATTTAGCAACCAAACTTAGCGGTGTATCTGCAATTGAAAGCACTGTGACACGTGTTGTGGGTTCGTTATCAAGGCTTTCTAATAGCGGTCAGTATATTGGTAATGTAACAACAGAATTTCCGATTTTAGGCGAACAAGTAGTAAAACTGGTAGGTAAATTATCTTCTGCAAATGCAATTGATATTAGTATTACAAAAGTTGTAGAGGGTATTGCTAAACTTGCAAATGCCGGAAAGCGTGTTGGCGAAACAGTTGCAAACCTCGATAAACTTGGTAACGGTGTAATGAATTTGCTGAAAAAACTGCAAAATGCACCTCAAATCAACTCAAACGTAGCCAACACAATTCAAGGTCTTGGAAACCTTGCGTCAAGCGGTAGTAGAATTTCCACTGTTTCTGATAGAGCATCAACAAGCACTAAAAAACTTGGAAATGCACTTAGTTCATTAAAAGACAAATTAAAAAGCGCACATAAATCATCAAAAGGTTTTGTAAGTAGCATTGGTATGTTTTATGCTAAATTCTTTTTGGTAATTCGTGCTGTAAAGAAATTCGGTCAAGCAATTGGTTCGGCGCAGGACTACATTGAGGAATTTAACTATTTTTCGGTTGCGCTTGATAAGGTTGGAAAAGACAGTGCTAACCAGTTTAAGAAAGCCGGTTATAATAGTGCGGAAGAATATGCAGGAAGTTTCCGTAAAAGATTTGGAAAACTTCAAAAGCAGTTGACTGGATATGATGTTGATTATAACACAGGAGATGCAACAAATACTTTTTCACACAACCTTGGTTTGGATTTAACAGAGGTTATGAACTACAACGCCGCTATTGCACAGATTACGAACTCTGCCGGTATGCTTGGTGAAACGTCGATTGCCACTTCAAAGGCACTTACTATGTTATCAGCAGATTGGGCGTCTTTAGCAAACTTAGACACTGCTGATGTTATGCAGAACTTCCAATCTGGTTTGGTAGGTCAGTCTAGGGCGTTATATAAGTATGGAATCGACATCACCTCCGCAGGCTTAGCACAAACTGCTATGAATCACGGTATTACAGAAAGTATTAAAAACCTTTCGCAACAGTCCAAAATGCAGTTGCGTGTTTTGACTATGTTGGAACAGTCAAAGGTTGCATATTCCGACCTCGCCAAAACAATTAATTCGCCAAACAATCAACTTAGGATGCTTGATGCTGGATTTAAAAAACTGGCTTTGACGCTGGGCTCCTTGTTTATGCCGATTGTTCAGAAATTGTACCCATATATGAATGCTGTGGTTATGGTTTTGCAGGATTTCGCACAGTGGGTAGCGAAACTGGCAGGAATCAAACTTGGTGATACGGATGGTTCACGGAAAACACCAGAGGTACCGGACTACTCCGATGCGGCAGACGATACGGATAAAGTTGCTAAGAACATGGACAAAACGGCTAAAAAGACAAAAAAAGCCGCCGACAATTTGCAGGGATTTGATATTGTAAATAAATTACAGGACAACAGTGATAGTGATAGCGATGACGATGATGACGATAAGAATGCTAATATTGACCTTTCTAAGGATATTAGCGACGCATTAAAGAACTATGAAAAGATATGGGATAATGCTTTTAAGAGTAACAAAAACAAGGCAGTTGAGTTGTATAAGAAGATGAAGAAAGCAATCCTTGACGCATGGAAAGGTGGAGATTTTACTTCTCTCGGTTCGGCACTTGCTAATTGGATTAACAAGGGAATGAGAAACATTCCATGGAAAAAGATTAAAAAGACCACAAAGAAGATTGCTAAATCTCTTGCTACGTTCTTGAACGGATTTGTTAAAGACCTTGATTGGACAAAACTTGGAGAAAATTTCTCCGAGGGATTGAATACATGGTTTGAAACATCATACACCTTTTTCAAGACGTTTGATTGGCTCAAATTCGGTCAAAGTATTAAAGAGGGTATAACGGCTGCCATAAATACTTTTGACGGTGATTTAGCAGGAAAATCACTTGGAGCGAAGTTGCGTGGTATGATTCAGTTTGCGTTTGGCGTTATGGTAGATTTTCCATACAAAAACCTTGGAAAGAAAATTGGAGATTACATCAATGGATTTCTTGAAGAGATGGGAGAAGTACGCAAAAATACTGGATTAACTGGATGGCAGGAGTTAGGAAAGACAATCAGTGATGGAATTACTGGAATACTTGATACGATTGACACCGCACTTTCTACTGTAAATTGGTCGGAAGTTGGAAAAGCGATTGGAGATTTTCTTTCTGAAATAGAATGGGGAAAAACACTTTTGAAAGTAGGGAAAATAATAGTCAAAGCATTGTTTAGTGCCTTAAAAGTGGCTATTTCTGCATTTGCTAGAGACCCATTAGGTATTGCATTTAAGTTATCAACGGTTATTGCTGGATTTATGGCTTATAAAAAATTCAAAGCCGTATGGGGCGCAATGAAAATAATGTTTGGAAAGGGAATACAAGATTCTCTGGTTAAATCAGCAACAGAAATAAAATCGGAGAAAATAGCGTCAGCATGGAGCAAGAAATTTAGTACAATAGGAACAAAATTAGGAAAACTGGTTGGAAAACTTATGGTTGTTGAAATTGCTTTTCAGATTGCCGGCGCAATTACTGATAAGTTGCTTGAAGCATCTGGCGGTGACAGCAAACAACTTACGAAAAACTTAAAAACTATATACGGAGAAAAAGGTGGAAGTTTTGCCGCTGCATTGCTTTCTACGGTTTCAGGAATTACTGGTGGTGATTATCAATCAACGTATGGTTGGAACGCACATGCTGGTGGTGATGTAGACCTCAACAAGACAATTTCACGATACAGTGAATTTTCAAGTGAATTAACTGAATTGCAGAAAAAAATGGATGAACTTGGCATTGCCGCTCTTACGCAAAATAGTATTTTAAGTAAAACAGGAAAAAATTTGCGAAAAGGTATTATTACAAAAAAATCCGTAAAAGATGCAGTTGGAAAAAAGGGAATAAAAAAGGATGAATTGCAAAATCTTCTTGGTATAAATGGAGTAGAAAAAACAGCAGATTACGAAAAAGCACAAAAGAAATTAAAAACTACGATGGAAAAATTAAATGTTCCAGCAAAAGAACAAAAGAGTATTTTGAAATCGTTAGAAACCGAACTTAAAAATGGTGAAATCACATGGGAAGATTACAGAAAGATAACAGATAAGAACTACAAGTCAACAGATGCATTGAAGAAGAAAATTGATTCATTGAAGCCAAAAGCAGTAAAAATCAAGGCTGAAACCTCTGGTGGTGATGATGTTGATAGTTTGCAGGGGAAAGTAGATAGCGTAAATAGCAAAACAGTAACAATTACGGCTGGAATTAAAGGGGTTGATATAAAGACGTTTGGCGATTTAAGTGTTGCGATGAAAACTATGAAAAACCGTGATATAAATGTGAATATTTCCGCTAATTTAAGGAAAGCGTGGTATAAATCTGTTCAGAAAGAATTGTATTCACGGACGTTTTCTATCAACGCAAATACAAAAGTGATAAAGGCTAGTGGTAAGGAAGTTGAAAAAGCAACTAAAAGCCAAACCGGAAAGAAATACAACGGAGAAAAGTTTAAGAAACTGATGAACGCTGTTGGAACCACACAAGACCAGTGGGGAAGAGTTGTTATACCTGGAGCAATAGATTACAATGGTAGTAGCAAAAAGGCTAAAGCGGCACAGCAGAGTAAAAAGTGGAAAGAACTCATTAAATATTTGAAGAAGTACGGAATAGCAACAAATAATCCAATACTGTTTGCTAACGGTGGATTTCCGGAAGATGGTTGGTTCCGTGCAAGTCACGGCGAAATGATGGGTAAATTCGACAATGGTAAGTCCGTTGTTGCAAATAACAAACAGATTACGACCGGTATTTCCGAAGCGGTTGCACCGGCTGTTTATGCGGCTACAAAGGCGGCAATCAAAGAGGAATTATCAAATGCAAATGTCGGTGGCGGTGATGTTTACCTTGACGGAACAAAAGTAACAACGGCAATTATGAACAACGCAAAGAAAATCTCCAAGAACAAAGGAATTTCTTGGAATATGGCTTAAAGAAAGAGGCTCATGCAAATGGGTCTCTTTTTATGTGAAAAAGTTAGGAGGTGTCATATGGCATTTACGTTGAAGTTTGGTTGGACTAAGGACAGTTTAGAAGATATGCCAACACCAAAATATGAGGGTTGGAAAATCTCACGAGAAAAAGTGTGGAACGCAAAAGCAGGAAGAAGTTCAAAAGCACTTTACAACGGAAAGATAGTTGCAAAGAAAGTAACGCTTGACATGGCATTTCCGGCAAATTTGACACCAAGCGAAATCAAAAAGTTGATGAAGTACGCAGACCCAGATGATTTATCAAACCGGTACGGTTACATACAGTTCACAAACGAAAAAGGAGAAAAAGAAACAAAGCAGTTTTATTTTGGAAACCCTAGTTTTGACGCAATGACTTTTTTTAATGGAAAGTTTATTTGGTCTAGCATACAGATACAGGCGGTGGAGCGATGAGTTATACAGCAAAAGTCTTTTATGTTTTGGAAAGCGACCCTACATATACATTGAAATATGATTCACTTGTAAAAGATGTAAATATCGGAGATTCGTTTAGTTTGTCTTTTTTGGATTTTGACTATAACAAAACTCATTACTACGTAAAATACGCTATCAATAACGGAAGTGTGTATAAACGTGGCGTAAATACGATTGATTGTAAAAGCATGATGATTTCGGATGATTATAGGTATATGTCTTGGTACGTGTTCTGCACAGAAGATGAAACGGATATTACTGGAGACTGTGCAGTTTCCTATACTGACATAGCAACAGAATTATATTTGAGTATAAGTACAGGAAATTCGGATAGTGTAAGCACAAGAGGAAAAGAAACGCTAATATCTGTAAGTATATCGCAAGGTTGTGTTAGTGATTCATTTGCCAGTTATGGCTCTACTTATAGCCCTACTATGAGTTGTGAAATGTATGCAGAAAATAACGATTTTACGGATGCCCTTATTGCAAAGACATATTACGATAATACATTAAAAGGAACTATTGTAAATGCATGGATTCTTATAGGAAATGAATTTGCATATCCGGTACCTATCGGAAGATTTGTTGTAAAAGAAAATCCAACATACAACGGTGATACTGTTTCATTTACTGGAAACGGTTTAATGAGCGAATACATGGATAGAGCAGAAATTGTCATTAGTTCGCTAAACGAATATCACAAAACGGAATTGGAAGAAAAATACGTACCTAGCCAATTGCAGTTTATCTACACACGTGACGACGTTTATTATTGGGAGTATTTGCCGCAAGACTTTTTGCGTGTCACAGGATGTCCGCTATACATTGATAATTGGAAAGATGTTTTATCGTCAATCAAACAATATAAGTTGTACCATTTGATGGTTCCTATGTTATCAAATTTTGCGGACAATGATGAGGATGGTTACGATTGGGATTGGGAAAGCAGAATCACATGGAGAGATTTGTTGTCTGGTGTAGCAGTTTTGTTACGTGCAAATGTGATTGAAAAAAACGGTGCTTTTTATATTAAGCAGTTACCAGAGTTGCAAGCAGATAACAATTACAGACCTATATTTAATGGAGATACCTATGATTCTAATGCGATTTTCGGAAACAACCTTATGTGTCCAAACAACGTATCTGTAAAGGCTAATAATTGGTACTTTTACGAGACAAACAGTGACTATGTTGGATTTGGATATTACGAGGGTGAATCCACGGTCGTATTGAATGACAAGGCAAGCAGTGTATCGAATGTAGAGAATTATCCAGTGACGATTGAAACACCTTGGATATTATACGAAACGCTTGACAGAAATACGGTTCATACGTATTTAGGACAAGTTACGCCAATGCAGTGGAAAACAGGGTTATCCTTTTTGAACAAGGCGTTTGTTTACCATAAAGCGAGTATCGAAACAATGTACTGGCATCCTCTTATGTCGGTTGGTGAAATGCTTACGTTCGAGGACTATGACGGAGTTAAGAAGTATGTGCTTGTCGGAGAAATGACGCTGCACTACGACGGTGGGTTTTATGCAGAGATTACGTCACCGTGTGAAGTGCAGGAATCAAACGCATCGTCAGTTGGTAGCAGTGGTTCCAGTAGTTACAATAGTGGAACAATGGCGCAGGCAAGCGGAACGGTTACTAGTACAATCCTTGGTGCTATTTTCAAGGATGGAGTTATTACAAATAGTAAAATTGCGGATTCCACGATTGAGAATAGCAAGATTAAGGATTCTACAATCACCAACGCAAAGATTGCGGATGCTACGATTGAATTGGAAAAGGTGTCGAAATCTTTTATTACGGATTTAACGGCAGATAATGCGTATATTAAAAATCTGAAAGCAACTATCGGTGAGTTTGGATATATTACTGCCGAAAATGCTGATTTGACATATGCAACCATTACATCACTGCAAGCAGTAGATGGAAAGATAGATACATTGTCCTCAAAGGCTATCACTACAGAAAACCTTAGTGCAAAGGTAGCAGCCCTAGGCTATTTGTCAGCGGAGAGTGCAGATTTAAAATATGCAAACATCAAATTATCCAATATTGAAGTTGCAGATATTGCTACATTATTTGCAGGAGTTGGTCTTATTGATAGAACAACAATCGTAGAAGGACATATCACTGGTTTTTTAGACAGTGTTGAAGTCAACGCCGCAAACATTACGGCCGGCACTTTAGTGGCAGACAGAATATTGCTAAAAGGCGAAAATGGATTGCTTTATTCGCTGAATAATTTAGGAGAACTTCAAAGTAAAACAGTTGATACTTTGGATGGATATATACTTACTGACCGGACCGTAAATGCAGATAAAATCGTAGCAAAAAGCATAACAGCAAATGAACTTGATGTTGAAAAGGTTTTTGCGAATTCTGCTGTTATTAAAAAAATATTTTCGCAAGACGTGACGGCAACCGGAACCATCACTGGTGCAACATTAAAAGGTGCAAATGCAGAGATAGATAACGGTTTGATTGGTGGATTTAATATAACGGAAGGTGAAATTTCAAAAGTATACACGAAAAGTAGCAGTGAAGTTTCCGACAAACAAGATTCATATGAATTAGACATATCAAGCAATGGGGCTCCTTCTTTTAAAGGAATTGGTCAGATATGGAAAGATAACTCTACTAAAGTTGTTTATGAATCAATTTTTGATAACACATTAACAATAGACCAGTATATGTTTTTAAATAATTCAAATATAAAACAATCATGGTTTAGAACGGAGTTTGCTGATTCATATGCCGGAAATATAACCATATCCGAATTAACACCAGACGGAGTAGTGCGAATAAAAACTAGTTATGGATTAGGGTATGTGGCTAATAGTTTATATGAAAATGGAGAACTCTCGGAAACATTTCCATTTACGGTCGATTCCACCCTTAAAATACACTCTAATCATAATGCATCACTGACGAATTACGACTTACAAATTTCGTCTAATACTGGAAATCATATGAATCTTGGACAAAGAACGATTCAAGCAGTCGACAAGAACAATGCTGCGACAACTTTATATTTAAACAGTTATGGAGGAAGTATTTCAATTGGTAGAGTTAATGGGGCTGGAACCACTACATTAAATGCTAATGTTGTTTTTGAAAAGCATTGTTCAAGTGTAACAACAACGACACCTAGTTCAACCATTCTATATGGTATTACGATGAATGGTGGATTATTCAAAGCCGTAGTATTTCGCAACTATCCAATCGCTTCAGCATCCCCTTGGGCGAGCATTGTTCAAACAGAGCTAATGCCTGGTGATTCCGGTGCAGCAGATGTTGTCCAGTATCACAACATGGTAACTGGTAGAGGTGAATGTGTTAAAGTGGCTTTTAATGCTAAGACTGGAAACCTAGCCGTTAATGCACAGTATAACACCATAACCAATGATAACCTGAATGGAATAGCGATATTCCCAGTGTTACAATAAATAATTCAAATTAGGAGGTAAAAAGAAATGGATGAAAACAAAATTACACTCAATGACTATGTGGAAAAGAAACTGTCTGCTGAAATCGCAGAACTTAAAGTTCAGCTTGCAAAGACGGAGTTTACGTTTCTTGCTTTGCAGGAAGAGAACGAGCGGTTAAAAGCACAGTTGGCAGAAAAAGAGAAAAAATCCGAAAAGGATGAATAATATTTTTGAACCCTACATATAATATATTACATGGCAATCCCATGTAATCAAGTTTCGGTTTGGGAGAGGGGTTGCAAATTCCCCTTTCCCTACAATTATATGCTAGGAGGAAATTTATGATAGGCGAACGCAGGAAATATAGAAGAAAGTTAAAGAAACTTATTTCCAAGATGAAAAACGTAGATTCGTTGAGATATTACTACGGGTACATTGCAGAAAAAGAAAGATTGAAAGGTAATACTTATAAGGTATAATGAAATGGAGTAGGATAAAAACCCTACTCCGTTTTTTTTATGACAGTTTGTCGTATCTTGATTTGATAGATGGTATTGTCATTTTTTTGTTTTTCTTTCCATCTCTCTTTACAACATAATAAGAGGTTCTTCTTACAGTTCCCCATACAGAAAGCGTTTTTCCTCTTCTGTAGCCAGAATATTCTTGGTATCCTTGGCTCATGTATACTTCATAGTATTTTCCACCAGACTTTACGATTACGGTCAAGTCACTATCCAATGTATCTTCCTTTACATTTTCTATTTTGCCCTTGATTTTTATTTTCTTCCCCTTGTACTTACCTTTTTTTAATTTGGAATAATTGTAGGATTTACACATTTTCTTATATTTTTTCTTTGATGGCTCTTTCTTTCCAGACCATCCCTCTTTGAATCCGTCGGCAAATTCTGAAAATATTCCCATTGTCCTTGCCGGTATAGCGGCTTTTGAAATTGTTGGAACACATACTGAAATAGTAAGCATTAGCGTTGTTGCTACTGTTAATAGTTTCTTCATAAAACACATCTCCAATCTTTTTTATTTACACAATAATGAATGGTATCATTATTGTGTATCAGTTTTGTTTGCTCTCCAAAGCAGGTCAATTCCCTCTAAAATATATTTTCTGGCTTTTTCATCGAGGGTATAATATTTCTTAATGGCTTCTTTTAGTTCTACATCTTCTGAAATATGAGCGTCCAAAAGGGCATCTTCTTCTGAATATGTTTTTTCTGTTCCAGTCATAAGATAATCTACAGATACATTAAGGTATTCAGAAATCTTTAATATCCTATCATCTGGGAATACCCCCTTTCTTAATTGACCAATATATCCATTGGCGAATCCGCAATCAGATTCTAGTTTTGATATTGGTATTTTTCTTTCTTTACATATTGCTTTTACTCTCTCAACTGCGTTCATCTCTTGTACCTCCATTTTTTTAGAGAAAAACCTAAAAAAGTGCTTGACAAATTAGAGAACACTCTATATAATGAGATTAGGATTTAGAGAAAAGCCTAAATTACATAAAATAAAGAGTTCTCAAAAATAAGTTTATGGACAATTCTTATTTTAGATAATTCTCTAATAAATGTCAAGACTTTTCTCTATTTTTCTAATAAATAGAGAGGAGGAAATCCCATTGATTTATAACAAAATAATAAAATACTGCAATGAAAACAGCCTATCTGTTTCTGCGTTTGAGAAGAAATGCGGTCTTGCAAACGGAACAGTAGGAAAGTGGAAAGATGGCGGAAATCCATCACTTGAAACATTGCATAAGATTGTTTTGACAACAGGCATTCCGATTGATGAATGGATGAAAGAAAGCGAGGTGTGAGCGTGAACGAATTACAAATATTTAATAATGAAGAGTTTGGAGAAATCCGAACAATCACAAAAGATAACGAGCCTATGTTTTGCCTTATGGATATTTGTAAGGCTTTAGGCATGAAAAATCCAACAATGGTTGCTTCGAGATTGGAAGATGATGAAGTGACTAAGTTTGACTTAGGAAGTAAAAGAGGGGAAACAAACTTTGTTACCGAAAGCGGATTGTATGCGGTTATTCTTCGTAGTGATAAGCCGAATGCAAAGAAGTTTCGCAAATGGGTAACTGGCGAAGTGCTTCCATCTATCCGCAAGAATGGCGGTTACATTGCTAATCAGGAGAATCTTACTCCAGAACAGATTGTAGCCAACGCATTACTTGTGGCACAGAACATCATAACTCAAAAGGACAAGCAGATTGAGGAAATGACACCAAAGGCGAATTACTTTGACGCTTTGGTAGATAAGAAATTGAATACCAACATCCGTGACACCGCAAAGGAACTGGGTATCGGAGAAAAAGCATTTGTTTCTTTCCTTATTGAAAAAGGATATGTTTTTCGGCAGGGGAAACACAAACAGTTGCGTCCATATGCCAAATACGCAGAGAGCGGAAACGGCTTGTTTGTCTTAAAGGACAAGCACAACGAGCAGAATGGTTGGACAGGACAGCAGATGTATGTCACTCCAAAGGGAAAAGAAACATTCCGTTTGCTTTTGGAAGAAAGGGAGTGAGCCTATTATTCAGAAGATGATATTGGCGGTTCTGACATTTCTTCTTATTATAACAGTGGCAACAAGCGTGTTTAAGGATGTATACGCTTACGAGCCTGAATATGCACAAGAAGATACGTTATTTATAAAAACAGAAGAACCGCAGGTAAATGTGATTCCAAATGCAAATACGAACAGTTCTTTGGAATCCGCAAAACACATAAAGCAAAAGAAAAAGTCAAAGAAGAAACACAAGAAAAGGAAAGACGTTCAATTCTTGATAACTGCATATTGTCCTTGTTGCGATTGTTCAGAGGGGTACGGAAAGATAACTTCTACTGGCAAGATACCGAAGCAGGGAAGAACAATAGCGGTTGACCCTAAAGTCATTCCGTATGGAACAAAGGTAAAAATCAAAGGTCTTGGAACATTTATAGCCGAGGACTGCGGCGGTGCGATAAAGGGAAATAGAATTGACATATACTTTGAATCTCATGCAGACACAGAGAGATTCGGAGTGCAGAGAAGAACAGTATTTATATTAGGAAAGGATGATTGAATGATTAAGACAGATGCTAAACCGGCAACACCAGAATTGATTGCAAATTTAATTGAACTTGGTGCAATTTATGTGAAAGACGGAGAGTTTTATGCAAATGAACCGGGAACATACAAAAAAGAAAAGGAATAGCACCCTTGACCGCAAATCAAACTGCTATTCCAGTAGTAAATAACTATATGTTATTTGCGCTCATTTTATCAAATAAGGAGTGAAAAGTCAAGATGAATACAATTTTATTAAGAGGTACCGTGGCGAGTAAGATTAAATTCTCTCATTCGTCGCATGGTGAGAACTTTTATGAATTTCGCTTAAAAAGCGAAAGAAAAAGCAAGAAAGAGGATATTCTAATCTGCTTGGTTCCAGAGATTATTTTGGAAAAGTGTTTAATCAAAGAAAACGAGAAGATTGAAGTCCAAGGAGAAATTCGGACTATCAATAGGAAAAATTATAAGCACATTTATGTATTTGTGCAGGATGCCATGTGCGGTGGAGAGGTAAATTTATTGTCGGACGTAAATGAAGTAAAAATGGATGCGTATATTTGTATTCAACCTAATTTACGGCGCACATCTGCTTCCAATAGAAGAGTATGTGATGTCATTGTCGCAAGCAACCGACAATACGGCTCCGACTATATTCCATGCATAGCATGGGGGAGATATGCTACATACGTTTCAAAATGCGATGTAGGTACTCATCTGGAAATTATCGGAAGATTGCAGAGCCGTGAATATCATAAGCAGATGGACGATGGCACAGTAGCAGTAAAAACCGCTTTTGAAGTATCAGTTTCAAAAGTCAAAGAAATCGGAAAGGAGAATGAGGATGAGGAAAGCAATGATTCAAATACCGCAGAAGAGGTTTGAAGAACTTATAAAATTGGAAGAAAGAGTAAATGTTGCTGTCGAAACTGCTATGAATGAAGAATATGCTTCCGTTACTGATATTTTGTTTATCCTTGGAACTGAACTTGCTTATGATATAGCAAATGAAAGAAAGGAGAAATATAAGAAGTGTATGAAAGAAAAAATGGAATCTTGATTCCAAACAAAGAATATCGTGCTATGGATGGAGTTAGTTCTTCCGATTTAAAAAAAATGGCTAAATCACCGGCACATTTTCGATACTGGAAAGACAATCCGAAAGAAGATACTCCATCATTGCTTTTTGGTAGGGCGGTTCACAAATACATTTTGGAAAAAGATGATTTTTACAAAGAGTTTGCCGTAGCACAAGATATAAACAGACGAACAAAAGACGGAAAAGCACAGTGGCTTTTATTCCAAGACCAAAACGAGGGAAAAGACATTGTTTCCTTGGATGATTTTCAACAAATAAAAGATATGCATTACGTCTTGTATAGTAATTCATTTGCAAGAACTCTTTTAACTGGCAAAAAGGAACTTTCGTATTTTACGGAAGATTCAGAAACAGGAATTACTATGAAATGCAGACCAGATTGTCTTACAGAAGTAGCAGGAACACACTTTTTGATTGACTACAAAACATGCAATGACGCTAGTACGGATGTATTTATGCGTGATTCAATCAAATTTATGTATGATATGCAGATGGCATATTACAAACATATTCTTGATGAAATACTTGGTGTTGAGCATACGGTAGTTTTTATCGCACAAGAGAAAACTGCTCCATACTGTGTAAACATTATGGAACCAAATGAATATTATATGCGTTCTGGTGCTGATATGTTTAGGGAATACTTAAATCTCTATAAAGAATGTTCAGAAACTGGTAACTGGTACGGATATATGAAAGATGAAGTAAACAGTCTTGGATTGCCGAACTGGTTACAGAAACAGTATGAATCTTTAGGAAGTGAGGTGGAATAAATTGAATAAATTGATTGAATTTTTGAAAGATAGATTCCCAGATGGCGTACAGGCTTTTGATACTAGAAATATTGCTGGAGATAGTATGGTTACAATTTACTATGATGGTGAAATTATGGTTGATTACTGTCCATCTTATGAATACATTGAAATTTTTGGATTAACAAAAGAACAGTTTGAGATAGTGTGCAAAAAAGCAAATTTACATTAAGGAGTATAAAAAATGAGAATAGTAAAAGATGAATGTTTAGGTTGTGCAGCACCAGCTTATCCTTGCCTTGGTAGTAGTTGTCCAAATAGGAAAAGAACGCATTACTATTGTGACCGTTGTAAAGATGAATTTTTACCAGAAGCATTGTATCAGTACGATGGCGAAGAAGTTTGTGGAGAGTGCATATTGAAAGATTTTAAAATTATAGACAGTTGAAAGGAGAATTGATATGTCAAATGAAGTATCAGTAAGAAACAATCAATCGGTTGGTGGGAGTTTTAATAACATTAACCAAGGAACAGTAGCAGTAGAAAGTAATCGTGCTATTGCAGAAGCACAGGGGAAATTGATTATGGCAAAACAGTTTCCAAGAGATTACACAAAATCATATGCAAGTGCGATTGAAGCGTGTCAACGAAAAGGTTTTGCCGACAAAGCGTTTTTCAGTTATCCACGTGGCGGTCAGACGGTAACAGGAGTAACAATCAGATTTGCAGAGGAAATGGCACGATGCTACGGCAATCTTGAATATGGAATCAAGGAAATGTCCCATGAAAAAGGAAAGTCCGAAATGCAGGCGTATTGTTGGGACTTAGAAAACAATACAGTTTCTAGCCAGAACTTTACTGTTGAACACGTAATGGAGACAAAGCAGGGCAACAGAAAACTTACTAGTCAGCGTGATATTTACGAAAGGACAGCCAATGATGGTGCAAGACGTTTAAGAAGTAGAATCCTTGCAATTCTTCCTCCAGATTTAGTTGAGGATTGCATTAAGGAATGTAAGAAAACGATTGCCGGGCAAAACGATATTCCTTTGATTGATAAGGTAAAGAATATGATTACTGGTTTTGCTAAACTTGGCGTAACTAAAGAAATGCTTGAAAAGCGTCTTAATCATACAGTTGAGAGTATCAACGATGATGAATTGATGGAGTATATCGGGATTTACAACGGATTAAAGCAGAAAGAGACAGTTGTTTCCGATTGGTTTGAACAACCAAAAACTGCATCGCAGGTAACGGAACTTTTGAAAGAAGCTGAAAAAGAAAAAAAACAAGAAAATAAAGAAACGAAAGGAGATAAAAAGTGACTTATCGCGTAACTATAAAAAACAATAAGAAAAAGTTTCCGCTTAAAGGGTTGAATGAATTGCTTGGTGGAAGAATTTACAATCAAAGATTGAAAAAGTACCACAACCCAGTAAAGAAAGCAAATGATGATATATGCTTGAAAGCCATTAAACGTACTCTTAAAGGCGTTAAAATTAAAAAGACTATACGTTGTGTGTTTTGGATATTTTCAAGTGATAAAAGGCACGACAGAGGAAATCTTTGCAGTGCGGTTGAAAAATCATTTTTGGACGCATTACAGTTAGCAAAAGTGATTAGAAATGACGGATGGGATGATGTTCTTGATTCGGAGTTTCATACAATGGTAGATGCTTCAAACCCTAGAGTTGTTGTTGAAATTGAGGAAATTGATTAAAAGAAAACGAGGAATAATTATGAGAATTATAAGCCAAAACGGAACAATTGATGTTCCATACGATATGTGTTGTGTTTGGAGACAGGAAGAGGTTATTTACTGCCGTGTTGTTGGAAATGATGACAATATTTTGATGGCTACTTATTCTTCTAGCGAAACAGCTGAAATGGTATTGGAACGATTTAAAGATAATGCTTTAGTTCTTTTGATGGATGTGCTTGTTGGAAAAATCACAAAAGAATATGCTAATGATTTTTATTATCAGTTTCCAAAAGAGGATTTGCTGGTTGAAAGGATTATTCCAAAAGGCGGGAAACTTCCTTTGTCAGATATTTTGAGTATTAGAAAAAAATATTTAAATGAAGAAAAATATTTAAATGAAGATTAGAGAGAATGAAAGATACCCTATGATTAAGATGCATACAGAAAAGAAAGGTGGAATGACTTATTAACAAAGTAATTTTAATTGGCAGATTAACAAGAGACCCAGAAATCAGATATACGCAGGGAGAAAATTCAATGGCAGTAGCAAGATTTACTCTTGCAGTAGACCGCAGATTCAAAAGAGACAATCAACCTACGGCTGATTTTATAAGTTGTATTTGCTTTAGAAAAACGGCTGAATTTGTTGAAAAATATTGTAAAAAAGGAACAAAGTTGGCGGTTGAGGGTAGTTGGCAGACTGGAAGTTACACCAATAAGGATGGAAACAAGGTATATACAAATGATTGTCTTGTTGATAATTGCGAGTTTGCTGAAAGCAAGGCAACGGCAGAACAGAATCAAAAAAATGATAATAAATCTGGAAATGATGATTTCATGAACATTCCAGATGGTGTTGAGGACGGACTGCCATTTAACTAAAAAAGGAGACATATAAGATGGCTGATAAGAGAATGTTTTCAAGAAAATTGATTAGTTCGGATGTGTTTTTGGACATGCCATTAACTGCACAAGGATTGTTTTTTCATCTGTGCATGAGAGCCGATGATGATGGATTCGTAGATGCTCCAAACCGAATTGTAAGAGAATGTCAGGCAACTCCAAAAGACCTTGAAATCCTTGAAAGGAAGAGATACATACTCACGTTTGAAAACTCTAACGTGGTACTTATCAAACATTGGTTTCTGCACAACTCAATTGCAAAGGACCGGTACACGCCAACACTGTATACAGATGAAAGGTCGAGAGTCACCTTAAAATGTGGCAAGATGTACCCGAATTGTAGCAAGAGTGACAACAAAAACTATACGGAAGTAAAACGTACAGATAACGACTTGGAAACGAATTGTAACCAAACTGATAACAAAGTGGAGCATAGAGAAGATAAGGTAAGAGAAGAAAAGAAAAGTGATATTGTCGAGCAGAGCACGACTGACGCTTCTTTGGTGAAAGAAATCATTGATTATTTGAATGAAAAAACTGGTGCAAGTTACAGATACAGTACCAAAAAGACACAAAACCTTATCAATGCAAGGCTTAAAGAAAAATTCACTTTGGAAGATTTTCAACGTGTAATAGACAGTAAATGTAACGATTGGAAATCAGACGAGAAGATGAAAGAGTATTTGCGGCCCGAAACTTTGTTTGGAACGAAGTTTGAAAGTTATCTTCAAAATGCTCCAAAGATTTTGAAACCTAGAGCAGAGCCGGAAGAAGTTGTTCCGGAAGTTGAGGAAGAGGAAGTAGGTGCTGACTGGTAATGCGATATAAAGTTTACGAGTTTAACCCGGATGATGCTTACAATTTTGCTCGTCATGTTGGAATTGAGGTTAAGGAACACGGTGGCGAACTGTTTTTTAAGACTTGCCCTTATTGCAAGCCAAGAGCCACAAGGGGAAATGTTCGTACCTTTTCGATAAACCTTAAAACTGGACAGTTTAAGTGTTTAAGAGCAAGTTGTGGAATCTCCGGCAACATGGTAACGCTTTCAAAGGATTTTGATTTTTCTCTTGGAAACGAAGTTGACGAGTATTACCGTCCAAAGAAAAGATACAAGCGGTTGAAGCAACCAAAAGAAGCAATTAAACCAAAGCCGGAAGCGATTCAGTATTTGGAAAGCCGTGGTATATCCGAAGAAGTTGCCAAAAAGTACGAAATTACCGTACAGACTAGCCATCCAAACATTCTTGTATTTCCGTTCTATGACGAAAAAGGTGTACTGCAATTTGTCAAGTACAGAAAAACGGATTTTGACAAGGCAAAGGACGCCAACAAGGAGTGGTGCGAAGCAAGCACAAAACCGATATTGTTTGGAATGAAACAATGTGATGATAGTTTTGATACGCTTACTTTGACGGAAGGTCAGCTCGATTCATTAGCAGTTGCTACGGCAGGAATACCAAACGCAGTGTCCGTTCCAACCGGTGCCAAAGGTTTTACATGGATTCCCTATTGTTGGGATTGGCTTTGCAAATGGAAAAAAATCATCGTTTTTGGAGATTTTGAGAAAGGCTCAATATCTTTGTTGGATGAACTTGCAAAACGTCTAAAAGACCGTGTAGAACACGTCAGAGAGGATAATTATAAAGACTGCAAGGACGCAAACGAGATACTTCTCAAATACGGAGCAGAGCAGCTTAGGAAATGCGTTGAAGAACCGGTTAAGTTGCCAATTGATAATGTAATTGATTTGGCAGACGTAAAGGAACTTGACCCATATAGTATTGAGAAGATACCAACCGGTATTGCGGATGTAGATAACTTGCTTTGCGGAGGAATCCCATTTGGTGTTGTTACTATCGTTACCGGTAAATCAGGCAAAGGAAAATCAACTTTCGTAGGACAGATTATAACAAGAGCATTAAACAAAGGTGACAATGTTTTTGTATATTCCGGAGAAATGCCAAACTATCTTTTTAAGGCTGCGATTGATTTTCAGATTGCGGGTCCGGCAAATGTAGTGGAAGAAGATAGGAGAGATTACATAAAGCGTTACGTTCGGAAATCTGCAAAAGATAAGATTGTAGAGTGGTATCGTGGAAAATGTATGCTTTACGACCGCACTATGGTTAAAGATGAAGATACTGACTTGCTAAATACGATTGAACGTATGATAGTAAGCCAAAATGCGAGAGTTATTGTGATTGACAATTTAATGACAATGATAAACAAAACAAGAGTTAAGGGAAGTAAGTTAGAAGCACAGAGCGAAGTTTCAAACGCACTAGAGGATATGGCTAGATTTTACAATGTTTGTATTATCTTAGTTGCACACAAGAGGAAAGATAGCGGAATTGATGATGAAGATATGGACGATTCGATTCGTGGGGATTCAGATATTGTCAATTCGGCAGGAGTGATTATTCACTACAACGTAAATAAAGATGAGAATACGATGGAAAATTATCCGAGAATAATTTCGGTTACTAAAAATCGTGTATTTGGAAGAACTTCATACAGAGGTTGGAAAGTACACTACGATGAAAAGTCCAAACGAATCTACGGAGACCACGATGATTTGAATATTTGTCTTGGTTGGGATAATGAAAGCGGTGGATTTTTCGAGGACTACGATAATTCAATATTTAGTTAGGTGGTGTTTATATGGGAAGCGTAAATGCATCGCAGATTCCAGAAGAACAGCATATGTGGACTGATATTTGGAATTGGCGTAAGAAATATTACTACCCGGAAGATGATGATTCTTGGTGGAAAGAGTTTGTAGAAACTGGCATTGCAATCGGAGAAAAATATGCAACTAAATTATCGCATGAGATTATTTTTGCAATTTTTAATGATGTGCAAAATCGCAGTAAAAAATTGAAATCAACGGAGGTATTGAAATGAAAGAAGCAATTAAATTAGTTGAAAAGGCTCTTGAAATTTTGAAGAGCGAAGAGAAAAAGGAAAAGGTTGTTTTGAGCTCATTGAAACCGGGCGAAACATTTATGATTGGAGAACATGAATTTATTGTTTTGGAACAGAATTACGAAACAACAAACGTAATCTCCAAAAACCTTATGGCTGAAAATGTTCGGTTTGATGGAGATACAAGAGATTACAATAAATCTGCTTTGAAAAAGTATATTGACGAAAAAATCAAGCCTATTATTTTGGAAAATGTCGGTGCCGGAAACCTTGTTGAACATTCTGTAGCATTGACGAGTGTTGATAATCAGAACGAGTTTAATGATTGTATTTGTGAGGTTCGTCCTATTACTTTTGACGAAGCGAGAGAATACAATGATTTACTTGTTAATGAAGATTTGCCAGATTATTATTGGACGCTTACTCCGTGGTCTACTGATGAAAGAGGATTGAAGTATGCTATTGCAATTGTTTCGCCGTCCGGCAGCTTCAACGACCTCAATTGCTACGACTGCTGCGGCGTGCGCCCATTCTGTATCTTAAAATCTAATATCTTTGTATCGAAAGGAGAATAAAATAATATGGACTTAGAAAAAAGAGTTGAAATGCTTGAAAAGCGGATTGACAAATTGGAAAGTGAAAATATGAAAGAAAGGCTTACTGGATTAAAAGTTGGCGATTATTTTGAGGTTGCCGGAACAAAATGGAGAATCCTTGACATCAAACCTTGCGGATATGTTTGTCTTTCAGATGCATTAGAGGAAAGAAAAATTTTTGATTCGGAAACAAATAATTGGGAATCAAGTAGTTTACGTGAATATCTCAATAACGATTTCTATAAGAAAATTGTTGATGAGATTGGGGAAGAAAATATTCTTCCGTTTGGTCGGGATTTATTGTCTCTTGATGGACAGAATGAATATGGAGATTGCACGGATTATGTATCTCTTCTTTCCGTTGACGATTACAGACAATACAGAAAGTTGATTCCTAACATTGACAAGTGGTGGTGGCTGCTTACTCCTTGGAGTACACCTTGCAACGGATATAAAATACAAGTTTTGGTTGTTTCGCCGTCCGGCAACATCGGCCACAACATTTGCAGCAACGGCAGCGGCGTGCGCCCGCTTTGTATCTTTTCACCTAATCTCTTTGAATCGGAGTGATGATAATGGCAAGTAAAGAACTTACTGTAATTCTAAAAGCAAAAGATTTAGCAAAGCACACTTTGCTAAAGACAGCGGATTGTAACCACTATCCAAAGAAATTTAGATTTTCTCTTGTGGACAAGATGCAGAATAAGTCGCTTGAAATCTACGAATGTTTGCTTGAAGCAAATAGGACGGATATAAAAGCATACAAGAGAGAACGATTAGAGTTGCAGACAAGAGCAATAACACATTGCGATGAACTCTTGTATTACATAGAGTTATCAAACAGTTTAGGACTAATCAACATAAAATGTGTCGGTCATTGGTCGAAAATGGTTTGCGATGTAAAGCATATGGCAATCGCATGGAGAACAAAAGACAAAGAAAGATAAAATCATAGGTTATGCGCTGCTTAATCGGTTGTTTCGCCGTCCGGCAACATCAACAACAACAATTGCAACAACAACAGCGGCGTGCGCCCATTCTGTGACAAACAGACAGTTAGAGTAGGCATTAAGCCGAAATCAGAGAAAGATACAGAAAAGCACATGACCTTTCCTAAAAGGATAAATACAAAGGAGTTTTTATTATGGATGATAAAAGTATTATATGCAATTTTGAAAACCTTTATAACGCTTATAAACGTGCTAAGGCAGGTAAAAGGCGCAATGAAAGTTGTGCTAGATTCCAAACAATGAGCCTAGATGGCGTTCATATCTTGCTAGAGCAGTTGAAAAACAAAACCTACAAGATGAATCCATATAACGAATTTAAGGTTTATGAGCCTAAAGAACGATTGATACGTTCTTGTTCGTTTAAGGATAAGGTTGTTCAGCATTGCTTATCTGATACGATTTTACATCCAAGACTGGAAAGCCAGTTTATCAAGACAAACTATGCCGGGCAGAAAAACAAAGGAACATTGTTCGGCATGGATTGTCTGAAAAAACAGATGTTAGAGTTTTACCAAAAACACAAGTTAGATGGATGGATTTTGAGATGTGATGTAACTAAATTCTTTTATAGTATCGACCACGAGATATTAAAAGATATAGTTGACTATTACTTTCCGGAAAGTTACACAATGTGGCTTAACCATTTGCTTATTGATAGCACAGATGGTATCGGGGTGCCATTAGGAAATCAAGTGGCTCAAATATATTCTTTGCTTATGCTTGACGGATTAGACCATATGGTTACTGGCGAACTTGGAATCAATCTTTATGGAAGATATATGGATGATTTCTATTTGATACACCACGACAAGGAATATTTGAAATGGTGTCTTGATTGCATAAATCAGTTTGTAGAAAGCCTTGGTTTGACACTAAACGGTAAAACGCAAATTGTTCCATTTAAGTGCGGAATACCTTTTCTGGGGTTTCACCACTACATAACTAAGGATGGAAAGTATATACGCAGGCTAAAAGGTGAAAATAAGCGAAAAATCCGTAAAAAGATAAGAAAGTGGGTAAAACTCGTTAAGTCCGAAAGAATGACTGAAACAAAATTTTATGAGAAATACAATGCATGGAAAAATCATGCGTCACACGGAAATTGCGTTAAGTTGTGCCATTCAATGGACTTATATGTGGAAAAGTTGTTTAAATCAAACATAGATAGCAGGTGATGATATGAATGAACAATTAAATATTTTTTCTGTATTTAGAAGAAATTTTGAAATAAATAACAAAATTCGTTTAATTGAACTATTTGCCGGAGTAGGTTCGCAAGCTATGGCACTTAAAAGATTAGCAGCAGACTTTGAACATTACAAGGTTGTTGAATTTGATAAGTACGCAATCAAAAGTTACAACGCAATTCACGGAACAGATTTTGAGCCTACAGACATAACTCAAATAAGCGGTTCTGATTTGGAAATAGTTGACACTGAAACCTTTACTTACTTACTTACTTACTCGTTTCCTTGTCAAGATTTATCGGTTGCCGGTAAGCAAAAGGGAATGGTTAAAGGTAGTGGTACAAGGTCCGGACTATTGTGGGAGGTAGAACGGTTGCTGAATGAGGTTGACAATTTACCGCAAGTTCTTCTCATGGAGAATGTACCGCAAGTACATAGTAAAAAGAATATGGACGATTTTCAAAAATGGATAGCATTTCTTGAAAACAAAGGTTATTCAAATTATTGGCAAGACCTAAACGCAAAGAACTATGGTGTTGCTCAAAATAGAAATCGTTGCTTTATGGTTAGTATTTTAGGCAATTATAACTTTGCATTTCCAAATCCTATTGAACTGCAAAAAGTGATGAAAGATTATCTGGAAGATGAAGTTGAAGATAAGTATTACATCAATAATGAAAAATCGCAAAAATTGATACAGAAATTGATTGACAACGGAACACTTCCAAATACAATTGCTAAGAGCAGAGCAGAGCAGAGCAGAGCAGAGCAGACTTGCGTTGACGGAACAATCAACGAGCCAAGAGAAAAGCAAGTCGGAAACTGCATTAAGGCAAGATATGATGCAGGAATCTCAAACTTGCGGTCAGATGGAAACTGTATTGTTGAAAGGAATGGTGGATAAAGATTTGGAACCGCAGGCATCTAAAATTGATGTATCATCAACGCTTATGTCAAGAGATTATAAGGGGTTAAATAACTATGGAACCAATGGAGTGATTGAATGGAAAGAAAAATAGGAAACATATTTGGTTTTTCTGGCGGTAATTACGCAGGGAATGTGTATGATAAAGACCATTTAAGTCCTACTCTAAATACTATGCAAGGGGGATGTAAACAACCAATGATTGTAGAAGCAAATTCAATTCGTATGGTTAGAACGGAAGAAGGTAAGGCATTGAGAAAACAATATGAAAGCCACGAAATTGAACACGGATTTAATGAACATAGGCAACCAGAGTTGAGAAGTGATGGTTGCACAAATACATTAAGTACAGTTCAAAAAGATAATTACATTTGTGTAGCAATGCGTGGCAGAAATCCAACAAAACCATCTGACCGTACACCCGGAATTGAGTTGGAACAGACACTTGAATTAAATAATAATGGTACAAGTAATTGTTTGACAAGTGTGCAGAAAGACAACTTGGTGTTTGAAAAGCCTAACCAGTTAGGATTTATGGATAATGGGACCGGTCAGCATCAATCAAACACAGTATACGATGAAAAAGCACTATGCCCTAATATTACTACTGTTAATGGTGGCGGCACACAACAAATAAAAGTTGCAACACAATACCGAATCAGAAAACTGACACCAAAAGAATGTTGGAGATTGATGGACTTTTCGGATGAAGATTTTGAAAAGGCAGAAAAAGTTAATTCAAATACGCAGTTGTACAAACAAGCCGGAAATTCCATTGTTGTAAATGTTCTTGTTGCAATTTTAGGGCAGTTATTACAAGGAAAAGAAGATTTATATAAGGAAATTAGTTAGGAAAGGAAGCGATACTACATGGCAAATAGGCATACAATTACAGACCTTTATCAGATGCAATCCTTACCATTGGACGATAAAGTTCAAATGACAAAAAGGAGAATAGATGATTGGGTAAATCAGTTTGGTGAAGATGGTGTTTATGTAAGTTTTAGCGGTGGAAAGGATAGCACTGTTTTGGCACACATAGTCAGAGTGGTTTG